AGAGCAGATTAAGAAAGTTGCCCAAAAAGAGCGCGCAGCCGAAGAAAAGGATGATAAAGTAGAACTAGATGGCTTTTTAATCTCCAAAAAACTACTTAATAAAGACACCACTAGGAGAACTTGTCCGGTTTGTAAATCATATTCTTTTAAAATAAGAGATGACGTTTTTATGAACAAATATGATTGTTGCTATAAATGCTATATACAATGGGTTGAAGACAGGGAAGAACGCTGGGAAAAAGGCTGGAGGCCAAACAATGAATGAACAGAACAAAAATAAGGTACGCTCCTCGGATCAAGAGGTTTTGGATACGTTGCGGAGAATGGAGAAACATCTTCAGGATTTGGTTTATTATACGACCCCCGAGCGCGCCTTCATGGCCAGTGGAGGCAGGGCCACCCCAGAAAGTCTGGATGATCTGTCCGAAAACACAATCAGAGAACTTGTGACCCAAGAGGTTAAGAGGCTTCTCAAGGAGAAAAAATAATGGCTACAACAGCAGAAATTGTTCAAGGGATTTCGCAAGTGATGGCGAACACTTACGACGGTGCACTTGACGAAAACGGTGAGCCTATCAAGGTTGGTCTCAAGAGAGAGGAGGGTCACCCCATTAACGATTCTCGCGTTATGGATGGGTTCAAAGTTTCCTTCCCGGCGAACCAGATCTGTATTCATTATCATGCAGAAGTTAAACTAAAAGAGGTTTATGCCAATGGTTTCGAATCTGATCTAGAGCAAATGATCGAAGATATCGCCTCCTTTATCAAGAAGGAGTACAAGAAGGTCACAGGTTCTGCTCTTAGCCTTAAGAAGGCGGGAGAACTCGACGCCATCGTCCAGAATACATCCCGTGTCCGAACTTGGGTTCAGGCCAAGTGTTATTATGACATTGGCGGAGTGGATGCCGAAGGTATTAACGACGCCTCGGAAGATAGGCTTGAAGACAGTTTCCGCAAGTTCTTAGAGCAAGACTCGGGGGATAAGCGCCCAAGCAATGATAAGACTAAGGCCCCGACACCGGGCCAGCCCTCTCATGCTGGCGGCGGAAAGGTTCATGCTAGAAAGGATGTAAGCAGCCCTCATAAGGCAGAGTAATGCCGTCGGGCCTGTCTAAAAAAGAAACTGTCAAAGAGATAGTTAAGTGCGGAAAGGACCCGTCTTACTTTATTAACAACTATGCGAGAATCTCGCATCCCCTGAAAGGTCTGATACCATTTAAGACGTATCCCTTTCAGGATGATTTGCTTATAGACTTTAACGACTATCGCTTTAACGTTATACTTAAGGCTCGACAGTTAGGCATTTCAACCATTACAGCCGCATACATTGTGTGGCTAATGTTATTTTATCGAGACAAAAACGTCTTGGTCATCGCAACTAAATTCCAAACCGCTGCGAACCTAGTCAAGAAGGTGAAGAACATCATGCAGAATGTTCCCCCTTGGCTTCGTATTGCAGAGATCAAGATTGACAACCGCACGTCGTTCGTCCTAACCAACGGCTCAGAAGTTAAGGCCGCCTCTACGTCAGGAGACGCCGGCCGTTCAGAAGCCTTGTCTCTCCTTGTTATTGACGAGGCCGCCCACGTCGAGGGCCTAGAGGATCTGTGGACAGGCCTGTATCCTACACTATCAACCGGTGGTCGTTGCATCGCACTTTCCACCCCGAATGGTGTTGGCAACTGGTTCCACAAGACCTATATTGAGGCAGAGCAGAACGTAAATGATTTTCATCCAACAAACTTGCCTTGGCAGGTACACCCAGATAGAGACCAAGAGTGGTTTGAGAAAGAAACACGGAACATGTCCCGCCGACAAATCGCACAAGAGCTTGAATGCAGCTTCAACGCCTCAGGCGAAACTGTCATCCATTCGGAAGATTTAGAGAGATTGGTCCTTGGAATCAAAGACCCAATGTATCGAACCGGGTTTGATCGCAATCTATGGCTTTGGGAGCAATACAGCCCAGAGGCGACATATATGATGTCGGCCGACGTTGCAAGGGGAGACGGACAAGACTTTTCTGTTTTCCACATAGTTAAGTTAGAGACCATGGAGGTGGTAGGTGAATATCGCGGAAAGCCAAATCTTGAAGAGTTTGCTTCTATTCTTGACTCCACAGGCAGAGAATTTGGTAATTGCTTGCTGGTGGTTGAAAATAACAGTCTAGGAATATCAATCTTGGAGAAACTTCAAGATAGATTGTACCCAAATCTCTATTACTCAATAAAGGGTACACATGAGTATATTGATCAGTTACAGGCAGAGTCGATATCAAATTCGGTCCCCGGTTTTACAACTTCGTCTAAAACACGTCCACTTATCGTTGCAAAAATGGAAGAATTCATACGAAATAAACTAATTACCATATATTCTGCACGCATAGTGGATGAGTTTAAGACATTTATATGGAGTAACAACAAAGCACAGGCCATGAGAAGTTACCATGATGACTTGGTTATGGCCATGGCAATCGGGTGCTGGGTTAGGGACACGGCACTTACAATTAGTAAAAAAGATTTAGAATATAAGAGGGCTATGGCCGGCGCAATGAGACTAAATACTAGACAGATAAAAACCACAATACCGGGCATGGAAGGCCACCGTCAGGGCGCTTGGAGCGACAACGCCAAACAAGAAATGAAAGACCAGAAAGACTTTATTTGGCTTATTAAGGGATAGATAAATGGCAAGACAAGACAGGAACCCCAGAAACCCAAGGTCAGAACTTTTTAAGTCTCTGACAAGGATTTTTTCTGGACCATTAACTACACGTCGTACTCAATCTGGTCGCAAGATCAGAAGATACCAGCTTGACAAATACCAAAGCAGATTTACTTCTGCTAGTGGGCAGGCGTTTAAAACTTCGCGATCCAAGAATGCTTACAATATGCAGCTAGGCATAATGAATCAGCACAACCGCGCCGAGCGCTATGTTGATTTTGATCAGATGGAGTATACCCCAGAGATTGCCTCTGCGCTGGACATTTATGCTGACGAGATGACAACACACTCGTCGTTACAGCCGATGCTTAATATCAAGTGTTCTAACGAGGAGATTAAGGCAGTACTTGATTCTCTTTACCATAACGTTTTAAACATTGATCATAATTTGTTTGGTTGGTGTCGCTCAATGTGCAAGTTTGGTGACTTCTTTTTATACCTTGACATCGATGAAAAGTATGGTATCAAAACAGGCATTGGTCTCCCGTCCCGGGAAGTCGAGCGCCTTGAAGGCGAGGATGAGACCAATCCAAACTATGTCCAATACCAATGGAACTCTGCCGGCTTGACTTTGGAAAATTGGCAGATGGCACATTTCCGAATTTTGGGCAATGACAAATACGCCCCTTATGGAACCTCGGTTCTTGAGCCAGCCCGTCGTATTTTCCGCCAGTTGATTCTGTTGGAAGACGCGATGATGGCTTACCGCATTGTCCGGTCCCCTGAGCGCCGGGTTATTAAAGTGGACGTGGGCCAAATTCCTCCGAATGAGGTCGAGCAGTATATGCAAAAAGTTATTTCTTCTATGAAGAGAAACACCCTTACCGACGCAAATACAGGTCGTGTCGACCTGCGTTATAATCCGCTTTCCGTCGAGGAAGACTACTATATTCCTGTCCGCGGAGATTCCAAAACTGACATTACATCTCTCGCCGGCGGCACAATGACTGGCGATATCGACGATGTAAAGTATTTGAGAGACAAACTGTTCTCGGCACTGAAGATCCCAGCATCCTATCTTACAAACGAAGCAGGTGCAGACGAAGACAAAACAACTCTTGCCCAAAAAGACATTCGTTTCGCAAGAACCATCCAGCGCCTCCAGAGGGCTGTTGTATCCGAACTAGAAAAGGTGGGGATCATTCATCTCTACACGCTTGGGTTCAGAGACGAAGATTTACTTAGTTTTGGGCTCGCCCTTAATAACCCATCCAAGATCTCGGAACTCCAAGAGTTGGAACACTGGGATAAGAAGTTCACTGTCGCAGGCTCCGCCACAGAAGGATTCTTCTCAAGACGTTGGGTTGCCGAACACTTGTTCAACATGTCCCACGAAGAGTTTGAGAGAAACCAAAGAGAGATCTTCTACGATCGCAAGTTTGATGCTTCACTCGCAGCCGTTGCAGAAGCAATGCAAGAGGAGGCAGCAGGAGCAAGCCTTGGTGATCTTGGAGGCGAGGACCTTGGGGATCTCGGAGGTTTGGGCACCGATGATCTTGGAGGAGACACGGAAGATCTGGGGGACGAGGGCGCTCTAGAAGAGCCAGAAACGCCAGAGATCGGCGATGACCCACTCCTCGCAGCCCCGGGCCGCCGTGAAGATAAGGGTTACACAACTCCCGGCTCCAAAGGCAAAGTCTATCACCCAGTTAAGAAAGGGCGTGACAATAGGGGTGCCGGCGCTATGAAACGCCATCGCGCCTCCGTCGCAGGCACAAACATGGATCCTCGCAAAACTTTCCCCGGTAAGAGTGGTTATGGAGGTTTAGATTCCTTGGCCAAGGGGATGTTTGAATCGCGAGAAACTAATTATGATAATGGTTTTGCGACCGAAGAAGAAAAAATACTTAGCACCAACTGGGAAGTTAAAGGCTTAATAGAAAGTTTGGGCAACTCAACGGAGACAACAGATGAAACTAAGGCATAACAAAAAGAGAAATACCGCTTTTCTATACGAGGCTCTGGTAAAAGAGTTGACCAAGGCTGTAGTCAACAATGACATAGAAAAGAAAAATGTTTTGGTTTCTATGCTGAAAGAAAACTTTTCTACTGGCAAGATCCTACAGAAAGAGCTAGAACTTATCAAAGTGTTGTCCGAGACTAAGAAAACAGATTTATACACAGCCGAGCGTATACTTGGCGAATCTGCAAAAAGACATTCTGCCCTTAATCAAGAAGAGATTTTCGCGGCCCAATCTAAACTTATAGAAAGCATTAACAAAAACCTTGGCAAAGAAGTCTACGGTAACTTTGTCCCCAACTACAAACACCTTGCCACCATCTGGCAAATGTTCACACAGAACACTTCTGTGAAAGAAAAGGTTCTCTTGGAAAGAACTTTGATCGCCGCTATGACCTCGAAAGGTAAAGAGGCAATTAAATCAAAGCAGATGCCACATGTTGATAAACTTGTTTTTAAAACTGTTATAGAAAACTTTAATAAGTCATACGATGGTGAACTCCTCGCAGAGCAAAAAGAATTATTGAATAATTACATTGTCTCCTTCGGTGCTAATGAAGTGGAATTCAAAGTATATCTTAACGAAGAACTCGGAAGACTCAAAAGCGAAGTTACCACTCTTAAAGAAAAAGAAGTGATGCTTGAAAACAGAGATCTCGCGAGCAAACTGGAAGACGTGAGAACAACGCTTGATAAATTCCAAACCAAAAAAATTAACCCTGCGATGCTAGAAAAAGTCATGCAGGTACAGAAGCTTGTAAAGGAATGTGCTGAATAATGGCCATCAAAATTACCGTTGGTTCAAAACAACAACCAGAGCCCAAGAAAGCAGATCCAATAGCAGAAGTTGAACTTCAAATAAGAAGAACAGCTAATGGTGATTATTTTATTTCTGACCATGCCGACATTGATATCATCGTCATGAAAGATAAAAATAAAATTCTGGCCATCGCAAAAGACATTATGTCAGAAATGGTGTATGGGGCAGA